CTTGAGGGCGTCAACAACCGCATCAAGGTGATCAAGCGTATGGCCTATGGTTTTCGGGACTCGGAATACTTCTTCCTGAAAATCAAGGCTGCCTTCCCCGGGAAAGCGCGATGAACCTTTTTTATTGCTAACCGCCATGAAAACCACCCCACGCCGCCCCCGCTCAGACAGTGCTAGAGCCGCCGTAGCAGCCGCTCAGGCCGTTGCGCTTGGCCCTATAGCGCCGCCTGCGTTTGTGCGCGTGAGCAAGGCCGCCAGGCCGTTCTGGAACGCCATCGTGACCGCTCGCCCGCGTGATACCTGGACCGATGCTGACCTGATCCTGGCCGCGAGCCTTGCCCGCGCCTATGCCGACATCGAGCAACTGCAAAAGACCCTCGACCGCGATGGTTTCATCCTGGACGGCAAGGCGCACCCGGCGATTGCCATCATGGAGAACATGAGCCGCCGCGCCCTGGCCACGGGTCGCCAGTTGAAGGTGGACACCATCGCCACCGTGGGCAAAGCCGAGGATCTGCCGAAAAGCGCCGCCCTGGAGCGTGACGCCCGCGCTCAGCTCGACGATGACCTGATCCCTACCTTGGCGACGATGCAATGACCAGGGCCGAGAAGATCATCCAGTTCTGCGAAAAGTATCTGGTAGTGCCGGAAGGCGCGGACGTGGGCAAACCGATGCGCCTGGCTGAGTTTCAGAAAGAGTTCATCCGAGCCGTTTACGACAATCCGCACGGCACCCGGCGCGCTATCTGTTCGATAGCCAGAAAGAACGGGAAGTCCGGGCTGATTGCCGGCCTGATCCTCGCGCATCTGGTCGGGCCTGAAGCCAAGCAGAACAGCCAGCTAGTGTCGGGAGCTATGAGTCGTGACCAAGCCGCGCTGGTGTTCAACCTGGCATCGAAGATGGTTCAACAGTCGCCGGCCTTGTCGAAGATCGTCCGCATCGTGCCGAGCGGGAAGCGCCTGCTAGGTCTGCCGCTGAATACTGAGTTTCGCGCCTTGGCGGCTGACGGCAGAACGGCACACGGCCTTTCCCCGGTGCTCGCCATCCTCGACGAGATAGGCCAGATCCGCGGACCGCAATCGGACTTCGTGGATGCCATCACGACCAGCCAGGGCGCACACGCTGACCCGCTGCTGATCGCTATCAGTACCCAAGCCGCGAACGATGCCGATCTGCTGAGCCAGTGGATCGACGATGCCAAGCAGTCGAAAGACCCGCGCATCGTCTGCCACCTGTACGCCGCGCCGAAGGGCTGCGATCTGCTGGACGTTGAAGCCTGGAAAGCAGCCAACCCGGCGCTGGGCCTGTTCCGCTCCGAAGACGACCTGCGCGAGCAGATGCAGCAAGCGGCGCGGATGCCGTCTATGTCCAACACCGCCCGGAACCTGCTGCTGAACCAGCGCGTGAGCCTGGACAGCCCGTTCATATCGCCTGACGTGTGGATGGCCTGCGATGCCGAGCCAGAACCCTTCGACGGTCCCGTCTATGCCGGCCTGGACCTGTCCGCCCGTACCGACCTGACGGCGCTCGTGCTGATCGGCAAAACCGCTGGCGTCTGGCAGGTTCGCCCGTACTTCTGGACGCCCGAGCAGGGCATCTTCGACCGCGCCAAGAAGGACCGCGCCCCGTATGACCAGTGGGCCGCCGAAGGCTATCTGCGCACGACACCCGGCGCGACGGTGGACTATGAAGCCGTGGCCGCCGATATGGCTGAGATCCTGTCCGACGTGGACATTCAGGCCGTGGCGTTCGACCGCTGGCGTATCGACATTTTCAAGAAAGAACTCGACCGCCTGGGCCTCGATCTGCCGCTAGTGCCGCACGGTCAAGGCTTCAAGGATATGGCCCCGGCACTCGACGCCCTGGAAGCCGAGCTGCTGAACGGCCGTGTCGCCCACGGCAACCACCCGGTGCTGACCATGTGCGCCGCCAATGCCGTAGCGGTGAAAGACCCGGCCGGCAGCCGCAAGCTCGACAAATCACGCCGCACGGGCCGAATCGACGGCCTGCAAGCCCTGGCAATGGCAATGGGCGCCGCCCAAGCCGCAGCCGCCCCCTTTGAAATTGACACCGAGGTGTTCTTCGTATGATTACCGTGGCCGAAGCCAAGCAACACCTGCGCGTGATGCACGCAATGGAAGATCCGCTGATCCAGCTCTATCTGGACGCTGCCACCCGGCACGTCGAGCAGTACCTGGGCGACGATCTGCCAGACCCAATGCCCGAGGCCATCCAATGCGCAATTCTGCTGCTGACGGGCGACCTATACGTCAACCGGGAGCGCCAGTCCGACCGCCCGATTCACGAGAACACGGCTTACCAGCTCCTGCTGGCTCCGTTTAAATCAATGGCGGTGCTGTGATGAACACCGGACGCCGCCGCCATCCGGTCGAGGTTCAAGCCTATACCTCGACGCAAGATCCCGTTACCGGGGAAATGATTCAGGGCTGGGCAACCATCGGCACCGAGTGGGCGAGCATCGAGGGCATCAACGGGCGCGAGTTCCTGGCCGCTGACGCTCAGCAATCAGCCACCACGATGCGCGTGACCATCGGCTACCGCGACGACCTGACCACGGCGCACCGCCTGGCCTACCACGGCAAGAAGTACAACCTGAAAGCCATCCTGCCCAACAACACACGCACCGAGCTGGTTTGTATGTGCGAGGTTGGCTTGATCTGAACCACGGGCCGGCGTGGCAAACCCTAGAGGGCAAAAAAGTTGGGCCGGATTGGTTTGGCGGTTTCCAAGTGAGAAATAACCGTCACTGTTTCGCGTGACCGCAGCCTGGGCGGGCCTTTGGGATAAGCCAGGACGGGGATAAGACGGCGAGTGCCCCGTTTCGCGCAAAACCCCGTCACGCTGTGCGGTCGAGAATCCTAGCCCCACTTTGGGGTTGGCCGGTGACAGCAAAAGCCCCGCCTGCGTGATGCTGTGCGGGGCTTTTTCTTAGACTGATTTTGACTTAAAAACCCTGCTGTGTGATTGACCGGTGATTGACAGTCAAAGCAGGAAAGCGCGGTTTTAAGGGGGGTATATCTCTGAAAGCCGCGTGGTTATTGGTGCCCGGAGCGGGGGTCGAACCCGCATATCCTTTCGGACGAGGGATTTTAAGTCCCTTGCGTATACCAATTTCGCCATCCGGGCGGGATGCGTGGTGGGCGCAGGACTATAACCAGCCTCCCTCGCAGGCGCAACCGGCGAGGCAGAACGGGTGCTGGCTTTCGCTTGGCAGTCGGCAGCGCCGGCTTCGGGGCGCTTTTTCGGTAAACGATCGCGCCCTTCTTCTTTGTCCTCAGACACAACATCTGCTATGTTTGTATCCACGGACACACAGGAACGGCACATGTCAGCGATTTTACAACCAGCGACCTTTTCCAAAGACCAGTGCGCGGCCGGTCTTCGGGCCGCGCTGAACGTACTCGAGAAATGGCAGGCCTCCACCGAACAGGCCTGCAGCATCCTGCGCATTTCCCGCAGCACCTATGCAAGGGCCCGGGCGGACAATCGAGGCTGGTCGGTCAGTCTCGATCCGGATCAGCTGCAGCGCATCAGCTTCATCCTCAATATCCACGCCGCGTTGCGACTGATCTTCGACAATCCGGACAACGTCTACGGCTTTCCCCGGCTGCCGAACCACAACGAGTTCTTCAATGGGCGCTCTCCACTCGAGGTCATGGCCCAGGGTGACATGATCTCCCTGTATGAGGCATTCAGACGTATCGACAGCCTGCGCGGTGCCCAGTGGTAGCGCCGCACCAGCTGCGGCGCAAAGGCGCTGCGCAGCGGCAAGCCTATCGGCTGGTCAACTCGAAGTTTCCTCCGATCTCGCTTTTCGATGACGTTGCCGACGCGGATGAGTTCGAAACGCTCTTTCAACTGCAAGCGCTGACCAATCCTCGGCTGCGTAACGAGATCGGCCAGCTCGAGCTCATTCCGCGCCAGGAGATTCCCTTCGGTATTCCTGGCTGTTCCTATGCGACGGCGCCCTTTACGCACGTCAACCCGGCGGGTTCGCGGTTCAGCGACGGCACCTATGGCGTGCTCTACCTGGCCGATACCATGGAGACGGCCATCGCCGAAGTGCGCTACCACCAGGATCGTTATTGGTCAGCAGTCGATGAGCTGAGCTACGAGCGCTTCGTCTTTCGCGGGCTGTCCTGCCAGTTCGGTGAAGCCGGCATGCTCGATGCCACCGCCCTGCCCGTCAGCGACCCGATCTATGACCCGGACGACTATACCGACGC